TTGTGTGTCTGTTCTCCTCCTCTTGTTGTGTGCGGCCGCGCTCCAGCTCGGCCAGGCAGGCGGGACAGAGTCCCCGCTCCCCGCTGTAGAGCTCTGAGCGGCACCGGGGGCACCAGCCCCGCGGCGGAACCCGCTGCACATCCCGCAGCGGATCCGCCCATACCTCTGGCTGGATGGCACATTCCTCCCGAAAAAAATTTGTAAAAAAATATACCACTTTCCCTTGACAAATCCCTCCGTGTCTGTTAAACTAACCTTCGCTGTGGACGAGCTGGTATGCTGGTGTAGCTCAGTTGGTAGAGCAGTTGATTTGTAATCAACCGGTCGGGGGTTCGAGTCCGTCCACCAGCTCCAACAAGTTCATACGGAGGAGTTCCCGAGTGGCCAAAGGGGGCAGACTGTAAATCTGTTGCGATTCGCTTCGGTGGTTCGAATCCACCCTCCTCCACCAATAAAACGTCCTGCCAGTAGGTGGGGCGTTTTATTTTTCTAAATCCCTTGCATCCCAATAGATGCGGGGGATTTTTCTATGCGCTGGCAGAGCGCCTGGAATGGCTATACAGCCAATTTCCTATTTTTTCTAATTATCCAAACTGACCCAAATAAATCAATTAAAAACTTAAATATTTGGGTCAGAATTTGGGTAGAAAAAAGAGGCCCTCCGGTACGGTGTCGGGGGCCTCCAAAGGCTTGATGCATCCTAATAGAAAGAGAGAAAGGATGAAACATCTTGCCTATTTCTTACTTTATCTTTAGAAGAAAAAAATACGCCCCAGAGGTCGGCACGTACTATAGCTACGATATCGTAGCTTATGGCCTGCTCCATCAAGGCCCCGTGCAGATCCTCCAGGACGTATCGACCGATGCGGAACTGGTCTTTCGCATGGTCATGGCATTCAACAGGTATAGCCTCTCACCGCTGCACCTAAAAGATGCCGTTCTGGATATGCTAGAGTAAGTCCTTGCCGGGTAGGAGGCACCAACTCCTACCCGGTTTTCTTATTATATCATACTTCCATAAGTATAAAAACGGTTACTTATAACAAAAATATACTTATGGAATTATACAATACTTCCGGTAGTATAAGTATAATGACCATACCATGAAAAGGGGTGAGGTCATTGGCATACTCAGAGGCACAGAAGGAAGCGACCTCTCGCTATAACAAAAAGGCGTATGACAGAATTGACCTCATTGTACCGAAGGGAAAGCGACGGATAATTGCAGAATATGCAAAGTCTCAAGGGAAAAGTACAAATAGATTTATAAACGAGGCGATAGACAAAGCAATGGAGGAAGCTGGCACTTAGTATGCCAACTTGACTACATTATTCTTTCGGGCCTCCAAGTCCACATGAGTGTAGATTTGGGTAGTGGATAATTTGGCGTGACCCAACTGGTCCTGCACTGAGCGAATACTAGCTCCACCCTCCAACAAGGCTGTGGCGTAAGTGTGTCGGGCTTTGTGCGGAGAAAGCTGTTGCACCTGCTGATCCTTTGGTAGAGTGGCGTTAAGATCCCGAAGGACGGCGGCATAACGATGGGCGAATACAGGTGGCCGCAAGAATCCGCCGTCAGGCCCTGGGAGGACATAAAGGCCGTTTTTGGGGATTGACTTAACCACATCGGTACCTGCGTCATTTAGGGCCACCACGCGTTCTCTCCGGCTCTTGGTAGTATCGACCAAGGCGTACTTTCGGCGACGCTTCACTTGGCCTGTCTTATCTGGATGCATGAGAGCGTCTGGGTCGTCGTTCTCGACCTCGGCTACTACCCGGCGAATGGTGAGGGTACCAGCTTGGAGATCAACATCGGACCACATGAGGCCGCACAGCTCCTCGGTGCGCAGTCCGGTATAGAGGGCCAATTCCACATAAGCCCCCCATTTGTGAGAGGGAGCGTAAGTGAGGATGGCACGTACTTCCTCTAGGGTATGTACCTTTGGGGGTTTCGCTGGGTCCCGGGTGAGGGATATATCTTCTGCTGGATTGGCCTTACACAGACGGTTTTTTCGTGCGGACTTGAAGATACCGTTGAGGCAGACCTTGATCTCATTTCGAGCTGAGTGGGATAAACTTGCAGCCTTTGCAAAGATCTGTTCGATGTGTACAGGCCGCACGGAATCCAGTTTCATACGCCCGATCTCTGGTAAAATAAATTTTTCGATATAATACTCATAGTTTTCGTATGTTTTGGGGGCGACACGCCCCTTTTTACTGACTTCGAGCCAAGTGCGGGTCCATTTTTCTACAGTCTTGACGCTCTCAACCGCTTCGCCGCCACTCTCTCTCAGCCAGTCCCTGTATTTCTTTTTGGCACCGCGGCCATCTTTATCTTTGGAGTAAAAGGAGAGGGGGGTGGTGCGACCTTCAACTTTGACGCGAAACTCCCAACGACCGTCTTTTCTTTGGCGCAGAGAGCCCTCTCCGTTCGGATTTTTTTCTTTCATGGGGTATCCTCCTTCTATTGCAATTTTGCGCCTGCTCAGGTACAATAAAAGGGCGCAAAGGTGCCTTGGTTTTGCGGCTGGGGCATTTTGCTTGGTACAGGATGTTGGTAGCATCCTGTATTGTATTCGCCTCCGGTGTTGGTAGCACCGGGGGCGGTTTTTTATTGCGCTTTTTTCAGTTCGGCGATTTCATTTTTTGGCGTGATGGCGTCCATAATGGCCTGCTGCCCCTCGGCCAGAAGGTTAAACCGGGTGGTGACCTCCGTGTCCAATAAAACCTTTACATCGTGCATGATGTCCTGTTTCTGCTGAGCCAGCAAACCCTTTGTCTCAGACATAATGTCCTGTTTCTGCTTCTCCATCAACTGTGCGATTGCCTGCAAATCTTTTTCGTCTAACATATGAAAAACCTCCTTTTTCTGCGTTAGATATACGTTGTTGTTACAGTACATTCTTCCATATTCGGTCTACAAGCTCTCTGTTGGGGGTGATGTATCTTTCTGTGATTATCTTTGAAATATCCTCATAAATTTGGTATAATGGTTGCAAAGAAGTCTCGTTTGCTTCAAAAGATATTCCGTCAATTTCGATTTCATTGCTTTCACCCATTGAGCCATACTGTTGCGAAAAATATTCTCCCTGCTTAGATAGTCCTTCATAAATATGTTCTATCTTGTTCCGCATCAGACGAGCTTCATTAAAGACCTTGCTTTCTCTGATCTCCTTTGATTTTTCTGGTAAACACAGTTTGTCGTATAGATTCATTGCCAGCCTGTACGTCCGTTCAGTTGTATTGAGGAAAAAATAATAATCCGCCCATAAGGTTGTAAACCATAGTCTTTCTTCGAATTTCTCGACTCTTCGATTAGCCATATTTTTTAGTTTGCTGTTGGAGGTATTGATTCGGCCCAATTCAAGCATGATTGTATTCATAAAATTATCCAGACAGTGGAACATGGCATATATGGAAGACCTTAATTCGTAGTCTGGAGCATCCAACAACAGAGGAATAATATACTTGTATGTGCTATAGGAATTATCAAATGAACGCATACTAACAACCCTTTTCAGAAAGTAAGGGAGGCTTGACATGGAACAGTACATTGATCTGAGCCCAGGAGCACAGACGTTAAACGGAGGGGTAGAAATCGCATTCGAGTACACCGCCCAAGACGGGCGACTGATTCAGGGCCGGAAGCGGGACAGCGGGAACCTGTCAATGGCGTTGGAGCTGTTTGCATGCCTTGACCTGGAATCCTTGCCTCCAGCCAATTTGAAAGCCCCATACAAACTAACCATCACTTGTGCCCCGTCTTGAACAGACGGGGTATTTTTTTGCCTATCCTATTCCTAAAACAAGCTAAAAATACAATTCTGTCGCTAAGTTTCCATGCGTGTACCAGCAGACGGCTTTGCGCATGAAGTCCTCAGTCACACCAAAATATTCAGCCAAATCCCACAGATCTGTATGTCCATCAGCCACGGCTTGATCCAGATCATCAGCGGACAAGCGCAGTTCAATGGCTCGTTTATCAGCACGGTTCTCATGCTTTTTCCGAATATCGCAGGCGGCATACTCGTTATAGAACGACCCTGTATCACAATGTCCGATTTCGTGGAGCCCTTTTACTAACTCGTCGGCATCGGACAAGAGGGTAAAGGGGTCAATCGCAATAAAGCATTTGCAATCTGATACTCGCATAACAGATATACTTTCAAGCCCATCGCAGTCTAAATTGTACCAATAAACATCATACCCCTGCTGTTCGGCGTACTCATACAGTTCAACTACATTATTTATTTTTTTCGTTTTCTTGGGCAAACTTTGCGAACTGTTTAACGCGGTCGAGGACATCATCGTCTATCTCCCTTGTGCCCCACAAAGCAAATTTAATATCATCGTCGCTGACTTTGCGCTCGCCCTCTTGGGTGGGCGCTTTTTTTGTTTCTCCGCTTAAAATTTCTTCAATGGATTTTTTGAAATATAGAGACATTTTTTCAAGTGCATCTGCGCTAGGTTTCTCAGTTTTGGTTGCTTTCCATTTTGCTGCGAGTGAACGACTTAACCCCATTTCAGAACATGCCCTTCCAGGCTTAACGCCTTTTTCTTGGCACAACTCCTCAAATCTGTCATAAAACATAAAATGGGCCTCCTGTTTTTGTGCACAGCAACAAAAGATTACGAAGATAATCAAAAGCCCTTGAAGTGATTACGGAGGTGTGCTAATATAGGCTTATAAGTTGAACATCGTAATCGGCTTGCATAGCATTTTATGATTGGTTGGCACCATCATAATAACACAATAGATTACGAAGGTCAACGTATAATGTAGAACTAGGTAAACTTTCGTATCCTTGCCCAAAAAGCAGGGACAGGTTTTGGAGGTGGTCTAAATCTAGGGGACAGTATTAGAGAAACAACGAGGGAAGGGGGTGTATGAGTTGATAACAGTTCGTTTACTGATTTATCTAGTCATGTCATTAGCGTTTATGGTTGCTGCTTTGATAGCGTGTCACCTAATAAAAGAAGACCCGGAGAGCAATAAGTCATGGCTGATTGCCGCCCCGGCCTTGGTCCTAGCTGTTGTGTTGCTGGTTGTTATGTTCCACGATTTACTTTCGTAAATCCTTTTGCATAGCGTTGACTAAATCAGTAGACAGATCTTCGTGTTGGCGAACCTGTTCCATAAAATCCTCAGGCGGATTTAGTTTCAACACCGATATTTTTGTGATGCTGTCTCTGTATTCCTGTATTAACTCTTTGGTCTTTGGGGTTGCAAAGAGCAATGCGCGTGTATAGGCATCTGTAAATCTTGTGACTTGCTCTTGACTGGTTACATCGGAAAACTCACCTCCAGCACGCAGCAAATCATAATAGGCGGTAATCATTTCATGGAAAATCAGCTCGGTTTGTTTTGTGCTCTTAGCCCCTCGCTGAGTTATTACAGCTGAAATAACCGAGCAAATTGTAACTGCGATAATGGATACCACCGAAGCAATGATAGATACTTGAACAGACAAAATGCTAACTAATTCGTTTTCCATTTTTACGCCTCCTTACGAGGCTATTCTACCAAAACAGAAAGAAGGTGACAATGGTATGCCTGCAAAGTGGACTGCTGACCTGCTGGGCAAGATGCACCTGGCCGGAGTCACGGCCAAGCAGCTTGCCGCTGAGGTCGGCTGGAACCCAAAGTATCTCAGTGTTGTACTTAACGGACACAAGGAGCCAAAGGGCGCGGAGGAAAAGCTGAACGCCGCTCTTGGGAGACTTGTTTCTGGACAGATTCAAGATACCACAGAGCAAGTCCAATAAACCGGACAATAAAGCCCGCACCTGATGGGGCGGGGGAAAGAGGGGAGATCAATGACATTTGACAGAAAGGCGTGGGATAACCGAGGACAGGGCAAGTTTCTCAGAGGCCATCGTATTTGCGTCCGCCAGTATAACCAGGGGCGGAACGCCAATTTTTACTTGGAAGCCTGGGGCGACAGCCTCCATGGGAAACCTGCTCCCTCTGTTGGACGAACAATCCCGGGAAAGGGGCAGGAAGCGAGAAACCGTGCGATTTCTGAGGCACTAGCTCTCTCCTTGACCGGACTCTATGCAGAATAAAGCGCCCCGGCCGGTGGTGTAGCACCGACTGAGGCAGAAAGGAGGACGTTATGGAGAATTTGGAACCGCGATTTACGACCGAAGATGTCGCGAATCGCTACGGAGTAAAGATCACAACAGTTCAACGGTGGGTGCGGGAGGGGCGTTTGACCGCTCTAAACTTAGGCGGAAATCGGTATGGGCCTTATGTATATCGTCCCTCAGACCTAGAGGAATTTGAACGGAAGACAGTCAGGGAGGCGGTATCTATATGAAAAACCGTACCCGAAACGAGCGCCGCCGGGCACGCCGGGAAGCTGTGCGCGCGGCGGTGGTTGCCGCCTGTTTCCTGGCGGCCCTGTTCGCGGACAGTTGGGTGGAGATCATCCTATGACCGCCACCAAATTCCCAACCGCTTGCGAATTTTTCAAGAAAAAAGACCGCCGGTGCTGCAACACCAAGCGGCCTAAAGGGAAAAGAAAAGTTGATCCGCCCTTATTTTAGAGGGCTTGAAGGAGATTGTCAAGTATGAGTAGCTACATAATTCCCGCTTCCATTACGCCGCGGCCCATAAAGCCCAAATTGATCATGGTGGAGACCGTCGAGGCGATTATGGACGCTGGGCCGTGCGCCATTCTTCCGGTAGCCGGTGACTGTTTGGAGGGCGTGGACGTAGTAGATGGCGGCTGGGTGGCAGTAGATTTTACCCGGCGGCCCGCGCCCCCCAGGTATAGGAGCAAGGGCGGCGACGGAAGCTCCGATCTCTGCCTATGCTATGCCACATTCCCCGGAGCACCTGGCCCTGCGGTCATGTATAAGGAGTATCAGGGCGTATGGGGCCCCTGGCAGATGGTGGGCACTCGATATAAGTCAATGTGGGAAGGTGACAAGCTGCGCCTGAACTGCGGCATGGTGGCAAAGCGTATCTTCGGCGTAATTGTGGCCTCCTACGACCAGGATGGGCGGCTTCTGTGGCAAAGGAACCCCGAGGAGTTTCCCGAGGAGCTGGGCACAGCGCCAACCATTCACGGTGATGTAGGGCCGTACCAGGGAGTGAGAGCATGATTGCATTTCCCGTTACGGCGGAGGTCTTCATTGCAGACCAAGAGAAAAGAGCGGGCCGCAAGTTCGATGATTTTCAACGGGAATTGCTGGGCGAATATGCTGAGCTTTTCAATCTGGAATTTGACGCGGGTATGAAGGGCGAGGAACCAAGCAACGTGCTAAAAGATACCGCCGAGTTCTACGCCCGAAAAGGCAAGCTGGAAGAGCTGGAAAAGCCCGTACTGAGACATTTTTATGCTTGTGTGCAGTATTGGTGCCGCGAGGCATGGAAGCAAGGGGCCGCAAAAGCGGAAAGAAATGGGGTGCGAGTATGAATCGCCCTTTGAACAAGGAGCAGGTCAAGGTCCTGTTTGAGCAGGAGGCCGTACTGATGGGCACAGAGGATCAAGTTCCATACTTCCGGGTGGCGGCGCTGTTTGGGGAAGACGCCGTCGAACACGCCCGCAGACTGAACGCCAACAATCCGGGGCGTTACTCCAACGGATATGGCGTCGGGGACTGCACAATGGCGGCCCTGACCCTGCGGGGCTTCCAGGCCGCTGCCAGTTTCTACAATGTTCAACTGCTGAGAAAGGAAGCATCATGAATCCTGTAACAGAACCAGTCAAAATCACCAGCTTGGAGCTGGAGAATGTGAAGCGCATCCGGGCATGCGCTATTACCCCCACACAGAACGGGCTTACGGTGATCGGCGGCCGGAACAACCAGGGGAAGACCTCTGTCCTGGACGCGATCGCCTGGGCGTTGGGCGGGGACCGCCACCGTCCATCCCGTGCGGTACGGGAAGGCTCAGCCATTCCGCCCCGTCTTTGCGTCAAGCTATCCAACGGTCTTGTCGTGGAGCGCACGGGGAAGAACAGCGACCTAAAGGTCACGGACACGGAAGGGCGGCGTGCCGGGCAGCAGCTACTCAATGAATTTGTGGAGCAGCTCGCGCTCGATCTGCCTAAATTCATGCAGGCAAGCGCGAAAGAAAAGACTGGCATCCTGCTGGAAGTTATCGGTGTAGAGGATCAGCTCATAGAGTTAGACCGGAAAGAGAACTCCCTTTACAACGACCGTCTGGCGATTGGCCGGATTGCCGACCAAAAAGCCAAGCACGCCAAAGAGATCACCGGATACCCGGAGGCCCCAATGGAGCCGGTTTCCGCCTATGATCTGATTCAACGGCAGCAGGACATCCTTGCCAGGAACGGCGAGAACCAGCGGAAGCGGCAGCGGGCCGCGCAGCTGGAGGCTCAGAGAGACAGCCTGCGCCGGCAGCTGGATGACCTGCAAGCGAAGTATGAAGCCGTTTGTGGCGACTGTGAAATTGCGCGCCGTGATGCTCTGGATCTTCTGGATGAATCTACGGAGGAGCTGGAGGCCGATATCCGCAATGTGGAGGCAATCAACATCAAGGTCCGCGCCAATCAGGAAAAGGCCCGCGCTGAAGAGGAAGCCAGAGACTACCAAAACCAGTATGATACCCTGACTTCCGAAATTGAGGACATCCGCCAGAAGAAGCGCGACCTTCTCCTGGGGGCAAACCTCCCCCTTCCCGGGCTGAGCGTGGAGGACGGGGAGCTCGTCTACATGGGCAAGCCTTGGGACTGCATGAGCGGCAGCGACCAGCTGAAGGTATCCGCCGCCATCGTGCGGGCCATCAAGCCACAGTGCGGCTTCGTCCTCCTGGACAAGCTGGAACAGATGGACCCTGATACCCTTCGGGAGTTCGGGGCCTGGATGGAGTCCGAGGGCCTACAGGGGATTGCCACGAGAGTCTCCACGGATGGGACGTGCAGCATCCTCATCGAGGATGGATATGTGAAGGAGGAGGGGCCTGCCCCGGCCTCCGCGGCATGGAAAGCGGGTGAGTTCTAAATGAGGCAGTTAAAGATTATACCGGGTAAGCTGGGCGGAGCCATGAAGGTTGTGATTTACGGCCCGGAAGGGATCGGGAAATCTACCCTTGCCGCCAAGTTCCCCCGGTCCCTGTTCATCGACACGGAGGGAAGCACCCGGCACATGGACGTGCAGAGGACAGAGCGCCCCACCAGCTGGGCCATGCTCCTGGAGCTGGTCCGCTGCATCAAAGCAGACCCTGGCTTGTGCTCCACACTGGTAATTGATACGGCGGACTGGGCGGAGCAGCTGTGCATCACCAGTATCTGTGACAGCAAGCGCATCTCCGGGATTGAAGACATGGGATACGGCAAGGGCTACGTCTATGTGGCCGAGGAGTTCGGGCGGCTCCTGAACCTCCTGGAGGAGGCCGTGGACAACGGCATCCACGTGGTGCTGACGGCCCACGCTATGATGCGGAAATTTGAACAGCCGGACGAGATGGGCGCGTATGACCGGTGGGAGCTGAAGCTGCAAAAGAAGACGGCCGCCCTGGTCAAGGAGTGGGCCGACCTGCTCCTGTTCGCCAACTATAAGACCTTGTCCGTAGCGGTCGACGACAAGGGGAAGAAGTTCAAGCCCCAGGGCGGCCGGCGCGTCATGTTCACAACCCATCATCCCTGCTGGGACGCAAAGAACCGGCTGGGCCTTCCGGAGGAGCTGCCTTTGGAGTTCGATCCATTGGCTCCATATTTTGACGCGGCCGCTGTCTCCGCCCCCACCACTGCCCCGGCTCCCGTACCCGCTCCGCCTGCGGAAGCTGCGCCCAACCCCGCGGACACCTCTCCCACGGCACCGGAACAGCCAGCGCCCCAAACGGACAACGCACAGGAGCTCAAGGCGAAAACGTCAACCCTGAAAGCCTTACAGGATTTGATGGAACAGGGAGGTGTATTGGACTATGAGGTCAAGGCCGCGGTCGCCGCGAAGGGGTATTTCCCCGAGGATATGCCCATAGAGGATTATCCCGATGGTTTTATCAAAGGGGTGCTGATCGGGGCCTGGGGGCAGGTCTACGAATGGATCGAAAAGAACCGGGCGCCCCTGCCGTTTTAACTTCACATTGCAGGGGGAGTGCCGGAGCCGGCATTTCCCCTTACTTATCAAATCTAAAAGGAGCTTGAGAAAATGAGCGAATATGATTCTTCTTTCCGTGAATTTGGCTGGGATGACGAAATCCAAAATGACAGCACCCCATTTGAGGTCTTGCCGGAGGGTGACTACCGCTTCCGTGTGGAGAAATTTGAGCGGGGCCGGCATAGCGGCAGTGAAAAGATCCCGCCCTGCAACAAGGCGATCCTGACGCTCTCAGTGAATGACGGCGCTCACAGCGGAACCGTCCAAACGAACCTGTTCCTGTTCAGCCGCTTCGAGTGGAAGCTGTGCCAGTTCTTCACCGCGATTGGCCAGCGCCGCCACGGTGAGGCGATCCGGATGAACTGGAGCCTTGTGCCGGGCGCCATCGGCACCTGCCATGTGGGGACACGCAAATGGATGGGCAACGACGGCAAGGAACATGAAGGGAATGAGATCACAGAATTTTATGACCCGGAGGAGGCCCCGGACATCTCGGAAAAGCAGGTGGACAGCCAGCCGGCGCCTGGGCAGGGCGCGGGGGCGGCCGCCTCCTGGGATGCCGGTAGGTTCTGATGGAACTCCGGCCATACCAACAGGAGGCCAGGACGGCGGTCGAACAGGATTGGGCTGACGGCTTCATGAAAACGCTCCTGGTTCTGCCCACCGGGTGCGGGAAGACAATCGTGTTCTGCAAGATTGTGGAGGACATGGTGCGCCAGGGCGGGCGGTGCCTGATCCTGGCGCACCGGGGCGAACTGCTGGAACAGGCGGCAGACAAGCTGCTGACCGCCACAGGGCTGCGCTGCGCGGTGGAAAAGGCGGAGAAGTCCTGCCTGGACAGCTGGTACCGGGTGACCGTCGGATCCGTGCAGACTCTCATGCGGGAGAAGCGCCTCCAGCAGTTCCCCACCGATTTTTTCAACGTGATAGTGGTGGATGAAGCCCACCATGTCCTGGCTGACAGCTACCAAAGAGTCTTAGAGCATTTCCCCGCGGCAAAGGTCCTGGGGGTAACCGCAACCCCCGACCGTGGGGATATGCGTAATCTGGGCCAGTATTTTGAGCATCTGGCTTATGAATACTCCCTGCCGCGCGCCATCAAAGAGGGCTATTTGAGCCCCATCAAGGCGGTAACTATTCCGCTGAAACTGGATCTGACCGGCGTGGGGGTTCAGGCAGGGGACTTTAAAAACAGCGACCTGGACACCGCGCTCGACCCCTATCTCCACCAGATCGCCAGGGAAATGCGTACCTATTGCGCCCAGCGCAAGACCGTGGTGTTCCTCCCCCTGGTGCGGACTTCTCAAAAGTTCCGGGACATCCTGGAACAGGAGGGGTTCCGGGCCGCCGAGGTCAACGGCAGCAGTGAAGACCGTGCGGAAGTGCTTCGGGACTTCAACGACGGGAAGTATAACGTGCTCTGCAACTCCATGCTGCTGACAGAGGGATGGGACTGCCCTTCCGTTGACTGCGTGGTTGTCCTGCGGCCCACCAAAATACGCTCCCTGTACTGCCAGATGGTGGGGCGGGGGACCAGGATAGCCCCGGGGAAGGACCACCTGCTCTTGCTGGATTTCCTGTGGCACACGGAGCGCCATGAGCTGTGCCACCCGGCGAGCCTGATCTGCGAGAGCCCGGAGGTCGCACAGCGGATGACGGAGGCCCTGGAGGACGCCGCCGGCTGCCCCGTAGACATTGAGGAGGCCGAGGAGAGGGCCGAGTCCGACGTGGTGGCCCAGCGGGAAGAGGCCCTTGCGAAGCAGCTGGCGGAGATGAGGAGCCGCAAGCGGAAGCTGGTGGATCCCCTGCAATTTGAGATGAGTATCCAGGCCGAAGACCTCGCCGGATATGTCCCGTCGTTTGGATGGGAGATGTCCCCGCCGTCTGATAAGCAGGTGCAGAGCCTGGAAAAGTGGGGGATCCGTCCGGACGAAATCGAGTGCGCCGGGAAAGCGTCCCTGCTCCTGGATCGCCTGGCGAAGCGGCGCTCGGAGGGGCTTACAACTCCGAAGCAGATCCGCTGCCTGGAGCAGAGAGGCTTCCGCCATGTGGGGCAATGGCGATTTGAAGAGGCCAGCCATATGATTGACCGCATCGCGTCCCAGGGGTGGAAGATCCCAGCCGGCGTAACCCCGTCGGCCTATGTCCCGGTGAGCATGGGAGGATAGTATGGATAGTATCGGCAAGGGGCTGGATCCCCTGGAGGCATTGGTACATATTGACCCGGCCGGCCTGAGTTACCAGGAGTGGCTGACTGTGGGTATGGGGCTGAAGGAGGCGGGGTGTCCCGCCTCCTTCTGGGAAGATTGGAGCCGCCGCGACCCGGCGCGCTATCATGCGGGCGAGTGCCTGCGGAAGTGGGAAACCTTTCACGGCGCGTCCGGCGGTACACCTGTGGCCGCCGGCACGGTATTCAAGATGGCCCTGGACCGCGGCTGGCGGCCCACTCAGGAGAGCGCCCCCGGCCACATGTTGGATTGGGAGGACACCATCAACACCAGGGACGGCGGCGGCACCATCGTGGACCGCGCATGGCTGGAGGGCAAAGAGGTCCAGGAGCCCACAGACTGGCACCCAGCGAAAGACCTCATTACTTACCTGACAGTCCTCTTCGACCCGTCTGAATACGTTGGATACGTGACTGAGACCTTCAAAGGGGAAGACGGACGGCAGGTGCCATCCAGGGGAAACTATGACCGGACCGCCGGCCAGCTGATTGACGCCCTGCGCACCTGCAAAGACGACATCGGGGCAGTGTTGGGCGACAGTGACCCTGACGTGGGAGCGTGGATTCGCTTTAACCCTCTGGATGGCAAGGGCGTAAAAAACGAGAATGTGACCGCTTTTCGCTATGCCCTGGTAGAGTCTGACGAGATGAACCTGGAGGAGCAGCACGCCATGATCCGGGAGCTGGAGTTGCCGGTGGCTGCCCTGGTCTCCTCCGGTGGCAAGAGCCTTCATGCTATTGTGCGGATTGAGGCCGGCTCCTTTGAGGAATACCGCTCCCGCGTGGACTACCTCTATGCGGTGTGTGAGAAGAACGGCCTGAAGGTAGACCGACAGAACCGCAACCCCTCCCGGCTGTCCCGGCTCCCCGGCGTTATGCGAAGGGGCAAAAAGCAGTTCCTTTTGGCCTCCAACATCGGGAAAGCATCCTGGAGCGAGTGGCGGGACTGGATGGACAGCGTCACCGATGATATGCCAGACCCTGAGAGCATGGCAGCAGTTTGGGACAACCTGCCCGAGCTGGCGCCGCCCCTGATTGCCGGCGTCCTCCGGCAGGGCCACAAAATGCTCCTGGCCGGGCCGAGCAAGGCCGGCAAAAGCTACTCCCTCATTGAGCTGTGCTGCGCCATCGCCGAGGGAGGTCCGTGGCTGGGCTTCTCCTGTACCCAGGGGCGGGTGCTCTACGTCAACCTGGAACTGGACCGGCCCTCCTGCCTCCACCGCTTCAAGGATGTGTATGCGGCCCTGGGGCGCACGCCCCAGAACCTGGACAAGATTGATGTCTGGAACCTCCGGGGCCGCTCTGTGCCAATGGACAAGCTGGCGCCAAAGCTGATCCGCCGGGCGAAGAAAAAGGATTACATTGCCATTGTCATTGACCCCATCTATAAGGTCATCACCGGCGACGAGAACAGCGCCGACCAGATGGCGAACTTCTGCAACCAGTTCGACAAGGTGTGTACTGAGCTGGGCTGCGCCGTGATCTACTGCCACCACCATTCCAAGGGCAGCCAGGGAGGCAAGCGTTCCATGGACCGGGCCAGCGGCTCCGGGGTGTTCGCCCGTGACCCCGACGCCCTTCTGGATCTGATTGAACTGCCGGTCAGCGAAGAGCTCCGCAAGCAGGAGGTCAACAAAGCGGTCGGCCACGCCGTTGCTGCCACCCTCCAGCGGGCGGGTAAGCTGGAGGAGGCGTCCCAGGATGACCTTTGCACCGAGAAGGGGGCGCTGGAGGCGGCCAGGAGCCTTTTAAGCGACCGGCAATATGAAGGCGCGGCAAAGGCCGCGGACGCTGCAAGACAGGCCGCTGAAAGCCTGACAGCGTGGCGCATTGAGGGAACCCTGCGGGAGTTTCCCAAGTTTCCCCCGGTCAACCTCTGGTTCGATTACCCCATTCACCGCGGCGATGACAGCGGCGTCCTGGCCGACATCGACCCGGAGGGGGAGGTGCCGGGGTGGCAAAGGGCTATGCAGAAACGGAAACCGAAAGAGGCCAAAGCCAAGGAGCGAAAAGACTCTATTGCACTCGCCTTTGAAGCCTGCGGCATAGACGGGAAGGTCACAGTGAGCGCTCTGGCCGAGTACATGGGCGTGACGGACAAGACAGTCAGGAACCGGTTGAAAGAGCATGGCGGCTTTTGGATTGACGAGGGGGAAGTCGGCAGGAAGTAAGGGAAAATAACGAGAATTTTTCCTTTCCCCGTGAGAGAAAAAAACGGACATTTCCCTCTGTTTCCCTTGAGAAAAAAACGGGGATTTCCCTTCTTTCCCTGTGAGGGAAAAAAACGAAAAAACCTGTTTTTTTCCCTAGGGAAGAAAAAGTACCCCCCTAAAGGGGGGTAAGAAAACACGTTTCCCTGACGGTCAACGGGGGAAGTAGTCGTGCGAAAGCTCACGCACGACGACTCCTTCCCCTGACCGTTGGCAAAGTAGTTTTGTGATCTGCAATACTTTAACGAGGTAAAGCCATGAGAATAGAATTTTTTATGCCGATGAAGCCACCCACGGTGACGCACCAGGAAAAGAAATGGCGGGTGGTCAAGGGCAAGCCGGTACCCTACGAGCCGCCGGAGGTACGGGCGGCACGGTCGAAGCTGACAGCGCACCTGGCTGGACACAGGCCCGTGGAGCCCCTGGCCGGCGCGGTGCGGCTGCTGGTGAAGTGGTGCTTCCCCCGTGGGCAGCATGAAGACGGTGAGTACCGGACCACCAGGCCGGACACGGACAACCTCCAAAAGCTTCTGAAGGACTGCATGACCGCTGTGGGGTTCTGGAGGGATGACGCCCAGGTTTCCAGCGAGATTGTGGAAAAGTTTTGGGCTGAGGTGCCGGGGATATACGTCTGCATGGAACAGATCAATGCAAGGGAAAATTGCCAAGCGATTGCGAATTTGGAGGTGCTGATATGCGCGGGGTGCGCAGAAGACGGGAAATGGGAGTGGGAGTACCAACGCCCGCCGGAGGTATCGCCATGAGACGCCAATACACACGCCAAGAGCTGGAGCAGCTCACCACCGAGACACCACTCTGGATTGAGGGTGTGGGGCTGAGACAGCTCCAGTGGGGCGGCTGGGAGGTCGCCACTCACATCCACAACGGCCGCTTGTGTCTCAAGCATGAGCCCGACAGCCGGGGCCTACTGCTCTCACTGTACGATCAGATTTGGACGGCCTTTGACGGGCCGCCGGAGAGAAAGAAGGGCAGCTAATGAGTGAACTTTCGGAGAGACTGCGGCGATTGAGAGAAGAGAAGAAGCCGATCAAGAGCATGGCGGTGGTGTCGGAGCTGTGCGGGCTGGAGAAGGGGGCAGTCGGAAGATATGAGCGCGGAGAGCGTGCACCAACTATGGAAGCTCTAATTGCGCTGGCTGATTATTACGGGGTTAGCCTGGATTATCTGATAGGGCGGTCACGGCTCCGATAAAATTTTTTGAAAACTGCCAATTGGCATCGTGGGTGCATTGAGCTATGCGATAATGAGAGGCGTGGAGGTGTATGCCTCTGCGCCTCCTTTTCTACCGCCCGGCACCGAGGCGGTAATATCGGGCCTATATGCCGCAGGTCGGACACCACCCCACTATTCGGGGCATGAGGGGTCGCACCCCTCTGGCGACTTATATGCTGAGTATGGACAATACTGTGGACGTGTGGCGGCTCACTACCGCCTCCCAGCTCCACGAAGATGAGTGTGAAAGGGTGAAGGTGCTGTGCTGAAGTCTTGTCCATATTGCGGGATGATTCATTCGGCTGGTTTTATTTGCCCTAAAAAGCCAGAGCGGGGTAAGAAACGGTCGAGCAAGGCGGATCACTTCCGGAAGAGTTGGGCCTGGCAGCGCAAGCGCATCCAGATCCTGAAGAGGGATTTTTACCTTTGCCGTGCGTGCAATGCGGGAGGATACGGAGTGCTTGGGGTGCCTGGGGTAAACCAGGACCTATCGGTTCACCACATCGAGCCGCTGGAGGAGCGGTTCGACTTGAGGCTGGAGAATGACAATTTGGTCACCTGCTGTTCGCGTCATCATGAGATGGCAGAAGCAGGGAAGATACCGCGGGAGTACCTGCATGCGCTGGCCCAGGTATCCCCCCGGTGGGGGGCCATTACATGGGGCGGCTCGTGTCAAGACCAACTGCGGCCCCCTGGGCACAAGGAAGTTTAGAAATGAGATTTTAGGGGGAGGGAGTGCGCCAGATGGGGGGAAGGCCCGCAAAATCGGTGAAAGTGAAGACCGGGGCGATCGCCAGCAATGACGCGGCGGTCCGCACGTCTGTAGAGGACAAGCTGCGCGGGGAGGCGGTGAAGCCGGAGCCCCCGGCTGGGCTCACCGCCGGTCAGGCGGAGATTTTCCGGTTTATCGTGGACGGCCTGGCTGCCGGAGAGATCCTAGGCCGGATGGATGTGTTCGCGCTGGAGAGCACGGCCGTTGCCGTGGACCGGCTGCGGACGATCAACGGCATGATCGACGAGGACCCGGATCTGCTGCTTAACAGCGCATTGCAGAGCAGTCGGGCAAAGTATCAGAGCGATCTGTGGCGGGGGTGCAGCGAGCTGTGCCTGTCACCGCAGGCCAGGGCAAAGCTGGGCGGCCTGGCCGCACAAAAGGCGAAGGAGAGCAGGGACCCCCTGATGGAGGCCCTGGCGGCCGATGATTGAATCGAGCCGCGCTTATCAGTACGCCAAGTGGTGCTCGCAGCGGGGCAATCAGAAGGTCGGACGGTATGTAAAGCTCCAGGCGAAAGCTTGGCTGAAGATTGCCGACGGGAAGCACAAGGAGGCATACGTCAGCGAGCCGGCGTACCGGAAGATCTGCCGTCTGCTCGGCCTGATGGTCCATCCAGACCTGCACTGCACCATGGACAAGGGCCTGGAGGACTATGCCTGGTTCCTGATCGTAGCGGTGTTCTGTACGCTTCGCCGGGAGGACGACAGGCGGTTCTATGAGACGGCGCTGTTGGAGATCGCCAGAAAGAACTTCAAGACCTTCAACAGCGCGGTGATCTTTATCATCGGGCTGCTGACGGAGCCCCGCTTCTCCCGGTTCTTCTCCGTGGCGCCGGATTACAAACTGTCCTCGGAGCTGCGGCTGGCGGTACGGAAGATCATCAAGGTTTCGCCGGCGCTGGTGAAGCACTTCAAGGTCACGAGGGACATGATCACCTGCCTGGTCACAGAGACCGAATACATGCCCCTGGCGTACTCAAACGACGGCATGGATGGACGCCTGGCCAATATCTTTCTGGCGGATGAGGCGGGCGCGCTGGACAGCTACCCGGTGGAGGCCATGCGGTCCTCCCAGATCACGCTGGCCAATAAGCTGGGTATCATCATCTCCACCCAGTACCCGAACGACAACAACGTCCTCACCGACGAGATCGATATCGCCAAAAAGGTCCTGGACCGGGTCCTGGACAGGGAGAACGTGTTTTCCCTGCTCTACGAGCCGGATGACGCCCTCCGGAAGCAGTGGGAGACCAACGACCTGGTTCTCTACCAGGCGAACCCCGTCGCAGTCAACAATACCGGGGTGCTCCGGGCCATCAAGGATCTGCGCTCCATGGCGGTCCTGTATGAGAACAAGCGGGAAAACTTCCTGTGTAAGCACTGCAACATCATGTACAAGGGCCTGGGTGTGGAGGGCTACATCGATGCACAGAAGGTCATGCGGTGCCGGCGGCGGGAGGATCTCAGCTTCTGGAGCGGTCGGCGGGTCTGGGTGGGCCTGGATCTGGCGCAGTCTGACGATAACACAGCCGTATCCATGGTCACGGTCGAGGGCGACATGCTTTACGCTAAGGCATGGGGCTTTATCCCGTCTGGGCGGACCGAGATCAAGGCCACGAAAGAGGACGTGGACTACAAGAGGCTGATCACTGCTGGAAACTGCTTTGCCTGCGGGGATGAGGTCATCGACTACGGCTTTGTGGAACGGTTCATCCTATCGCTGCAGGAGAAGTACGGGGTGGAGATCGTGCAGGTGGGGTACGACCGGTACAACGCCATCTCCACGGTGCAAAAGCTGGAGGCGGCGGGGATCGAGTGTGTCGAGGTCAAGCAGCACTCCTCCGTGCTCCACGCCCCGACGAAGCTGCTGCGGGAGAAAGTGCTCCAAAGGCAGTTCCAATACGATGAAAACCGGCTTCTGGAAATAAATTTTCAGAATGCCAGATGTACAGAAGACACAAACCTGAACAAATACGTAAACAAAAAACGGTCGGCGGGCAAGGTTGATATGGTCATGGCCACCATCGACGCCGTGTATTTGGTTCAGGTTGATCTGCTGACGAATGCTCAGATGAGCTGGGGCATCCAGGTATTGTGAGGAGGTGACAGGCCATAGGCTTTTGGAGTTTGCTAAGGGGGAGAGAGGAACAGAGGGTGGCCCAGGAAACGGTTCTGAACGAGGCGCAGATGGACACGGCGCTGCGGGCAATTTTAGGCGGCACCAGGGTTACCGTAAAAAATGTGCTGAACATCCCGGCAGTCAGCAGCAGCGTGGGATTTATTGCAGGGACCATCGCCTCACTGCCTATCCGGCTCTACCGGACGGAGGGCGGGAACTCCGTGGAGGTTACGGGCGATTACCGCCTCCGGCTCCTGAACGAGGAGACCGGTGACTTACTGGATGCTTTTCAGTGGAAATGTACGCTCGTGCGGGACTACCTGCTCACCGGGAACGGATACACCTATGTCAACTGGGCCGGAAACCGCATCGACGGCCTGTACTATGTTGACCCTATGCAGGTGAGCGTGGAGATAGGCGCAGACCCAATCTATAAGACCGCCAGGTTTTACATTGGAGGGGCACGCTACTTCTCTTGGCAGGTGTTCAGGATGCTTCGCAACACCAAGGACGGGGCCGTCGGCTGCGGGGTAGTGGAAGAAAGCCCCACACAGTTGGAAACGATGCTGAATACCCTGCGTTATGAGAACCACATGGTGCGTACGGGCGGGAAAAAGGGCTTCTTGAAAGCAAAAAACCGGCTGGCCACAGATGTGATCCAACAACTGAAAAACAGTTGGCGGAATTTGTACGGCAATGACTCAGAGGAATCCGTTGTGGTACTGAATGACGGCATAGAGTTCCAGGACGCCAGCCAGACTGCGGTGGAAAGTCAGCTCAACGAGAATAAAACCACCAATGATCACGAGATTTTTAAGATTTTCCACATTGTCCCCTCTGTTTTGGAGGGCGGCGCTACTGCCGAGGATCTGAAAAACACCGTCAGATTTGCGATTCAGCCAGTAGTCAAGGCTCTCCAGACGGCAATCAATCGATATTGTCTGCTGGAAAGCGAGAAGGAGGCATTTTCTTTTGAGATCGACCTGGATGTTTTGGACAACACGGACATGCTGTCCCGCTATCAGGCTTACGAGGTAGCCGTCAGGAACGGGTGGATGCAACTGGATGAGGTCAGATATGATGAGGGCCGGAATCCGCTGGGCCTGAAATTTATTCGCCTTGGATTGGATACCGTCATCTACGATCCGGAATCCAAAATGATCTATACGCCCAATACCAAGGAATGGGCAACCATTGAGCAGAAAGGAGGAGGTGAGCCGATTGCAGATTGAGATCCGGGCAGACAAGAAAAGCATGGCAGTCCGGGGCTATGTCAATGTAGTTGGGCGGGACTCCCGGGTACTCCACGACAAAACCGGGCCGTATGTGGAGCAGATCATGCCCGGCGCCTTCGCCAAAGCCCTAGCCGCCAACAGCAATGTGGAACTCCGTTTCAACCACCGGAAGGTTCTGGACAATGAGGACATGGAGCTCCGGGAGGACAACATCGGCCTGAAGGCCAGCGTGGTCGTGACCGACAACGATGTCATCGCTGCAGCCGAACGCAAGGAACTGCGCGGCTGGTCCTTCGGTTTCGTAAAACAGAAGGATCACTGGAAGACCGATGAGGATGGTACCAGGCACCGGTTCGTGGATGAACTGGAGCTGCGGGAGATATCCATCCTAGATAAGACGCCGGCCTATATCGCCACCAGCATTGAGACCCGGGGGGAAGAGGAAATCCTGGTGGAGTTCCGGGCTGATCAGCCGCTGGAGGACGGGGTGGATTACATCCGGCAGACGGAGACCACCACGGAAACCAAGACCACGACACTGACCCCGGGCGATGAGAGCACCATGTTCTGCGCCCAGAAGACCATCGAAATCTATAAGCTGAAAAGGAGAATGTGATTATGCCGTTCAACCTGAAGAAACTGTTCGAGCGCCGGGTGGAGCTGATGACTCAGCTGGAGAACCTGGTCAAGACCTGTGAGACCGAAACCCGCGCCTTCAACGAGGAGGAGCAGAAGCAGTACAGTGATATTCTGGCCGAGGTGCGCTCCATCGACGCCACGCTGGACGCTGCGGATCAGGGCGCCGCTCTGCAGAGAGTGGAGCGCCGGGCTGCCGGCGGCCAGAAGGAGAATCCCTCCCAGGAGGAAATGGAGACCCGGGCCTTTGAGTGCTATATCCGCGGCGTCTCCGCCGATGTGGAGACCAGAGCTGCTGTCAACATGACCGTGGGTGATAACGGCGCCGTAATCCCTACCTCCATCGCCAACAAGATCATTGAGATGGTCAAGGAGATCTCTCCCCTGTACCAGCTGGCCACCCACTATGATGTCGGCGGCACGCTGACCATTCCCAGCTACGATGAGTCCACCCAGAAGATCACCATGGCCTATGCCACTGAGTTCACGGCTCTGACCTCCAGCTCTGGCAAGTTCACCAGTATTTCTCTGGGCGGCTTCTTGGCTGGCGCCCTGACCAAGGTGTCCATGTCCCTGGTGAACAACTCCAAGTTCGATATCGTGTCTTATGTCATCCGAAAGATGGCGGAGGCCGTATCCGAGTGGATCGAGAACGAACTGATCAACGGTACTGACAGCAAAATCGAGGGTCTTTCCAAGATCGAAGCTGTTGTGACAGCTGCGGCCGCCACCGCCGTCACCGCCGATGAGCTCATCGACCTGCAGGAGAGCATCCCTGACGCCCTCCAAGCCAACTGTATCTGGGTGATGAGCCGGGCCACCCGGAAGGCCATCCGTAAGCTGAAGGACGCGGATGGGAATTACCTGCTGAACAAGGACCTCACGGCAAAGTGGGGTTACAGCCTGCTTGGCCGCGACGTCTATGTCTCCCAGAGTATGCCCGACATGGCCGCCAGCAAGCGGGCGGTGCTCTACCTGGACCCTACCGGCCTTGCGGTGAAGGTCTCTGAGACCCCCAGTGTACAGGTCCTGCGGGAGAAATTCGCGGATGAGCACGCCGTTGGTGTCATCTGCTGGATGGAGGTAGACTCCAAGGTGGAGAACAAGCAGAAGGTCGCCGTCCTGGCCATGGGCGCTGGCGCTTGAACAGGGTGATCGGCTATGAAGAACTATCGGGCGGCCGTGAGCTTCGCCGGACAGGTCAGCATGGCGGCCGGTGAGGTCAGGGAGATTCCGGAGGATCTTGCGGCCCCGCTGTTGCGCTGCGGGTACCTGAAGGAGGCGGATCAGGAGGGCGAAAAGCCCTCCGCCTCCCCCAGTAAACCGGTCCGAAAGAAGTGAGGTGAACCGCCGTGAAGCCGAGTCAGCTTACGCCCCAGGACGTGGCCGCCTTTGCACGTCTGATCGTGGAAAAGGCCGAGTATGACGAGCTGAGCGACGCCGAGAAGCAGGGCTGCGCTATGGCGTTGGAAGCCGCCAAGTCCTACGTTGCAGGCTATACTGGCCTGGATATCGAGACGACAGAGTTGGAGGATATAGCTTATGCGGTGCTCGTCATTGCAACGGAAATGCTGGATAACCGCCAAATGACGGCCCAGTATACCGGGCAGAATCCCACCGCGATGCAGATTTTGAATATGCATAGCACCAATCTGCTGCCGACCGTGTCCGACTTGGACACATCCGGGGCTGGGGAGGTGTGAGGCAATGGCAGACTACATCGACGCAGGGAAGCTGAATAAGGCCGCCCAGGTGCTGGAGCTGCGGGAGACCGCGCCCGGCGTATGGGAGTGGGCGCCCGTCCGGCGGGCATGGGCCTCCATCACCTTCCAGAGCAAGACCAACCTGTTTTCCAAGGTGGGCATCGGGGCCAGGGACGCCGCCGTGGTCGTGCGGCGGCAGCCCCTCACCCTCCACCACGTCCTCCGCTGGGGTGATACCCACCTGTTTTTGACCTCCATCGTGCCCATGGGCCGCAACCACCTGGAGGTGGACGCGGCGGTGGTCAGGGTGGAGACGGTGCGGCAGATGGCGGAGCGGGACGCAGTGGTACAGACCTTTCCGGGGGTGCTCACCGAGAAGTACGTCCGGCACGGCCAGGAGTGGCCCATGTCGGTTAACGAGCTGGGGCTGGTTCTGGTGACGCCCAAGGCCGTCACCCTCCCGCCCGGCGGGCTCGTAGAGGCGCGGGGGGCGCTGTGGGAGATCCTGGCGCCCCACGAGCTGGATGCATTTAAAAACGAGTATGAGATCGGAAGGACGGTGGACCTGTGAGCAGCACGGCGCGCATGGACCGGGCGCGGCTGGAGCGGTTCAACCGCTTTTGGGAGGAGCTCCTCCAGGCAGTGCCGGACGCACGGCGGCAGGCGGTGGAAGAGGCCGGCGCGGCCGTCCAGAGGGAGCTCAACGCGCAAATCGGCGCGGCGGAGCTGGCCGATGGGGCCAAGGGCACCGTGCGCACCTGGCAGGAGCTGCGGGTGGGCAGCAAGGGCGGCTATGCGGCCCTCTCTCCCGAAAAAGGGACGGCCCAGCCCAGGGTGGGGGAAACGCAGCATACCTGGAAGGGAAAGCCCGTGTCCAAAAAGCAGGTCACCCGCTGGCTGGAGCGGGGGCACGGCACCCGCAGGCCGGCGGCCGGAAGCAGCCGGTCGTGGAACCAGGCGGGGCGGGCCGGAGTCACGCGGGCCTCAGCCGCCGGATATGTCAAGGGCCGGCAATTCTATAGCTGGACAAAGGCGAAGGCGCTGGAGCCCGCGCTGAAAGCGGCGGACCGGGTGCTGAGCCGGATTGCGGATGAGGTGGACTATTGAGATGCTTACAACCAATACGCTGATGGACGCCGTGGAGGCGGAGCTGAAGCGCCTCTATCCGGGAGAGCCGGTCTACTATGACGAGCTGCCCAAGGACTTCCGGCGGCCCTCCTTTACCCTGGAGTGCCAGAAGGCGGAGCAATCCGATGTCAACATCGGACTGGTACGCCGCAGCGTGACCCTTCTGGTCACTTGCTATGTGGAGGCGGACGCCTACCATGACAGCAGCCGGAAGGCGCTGAACCAGCGGCAGGACACAGTGATGGGCCTGTTTGCCCAAGGTTTTTTCCAGGTGGAGGACCGGGCCCTGACGGTGCGGGCAAACCGTGGACTTGGGAACCCGGACTTTGCCGAGGTGAGCGCCGTATTCCAGTGGGTGGATGCCCGGCCGGGCTATCAGGACCCGGAGGCGGCGGACACCCCAAAGATGGAGCACTTTGCAATCGAACGAACTGCGCTTTGACGCAAGAGAGGATGATACGATGGCGACGACAATCGGGCTGCCCAGCCTGACGATCACTTTCCAGGCGGCCGCCCAGCAGGCGGCCAACCGGAGCAAGAAGGGCTATGTGGGCGTATTTGTACGGGACGCCAAGGCCCAGGGCGTCCACCAGCTTTCCAGCGCGGCGCTGATTCCCACTGAGCTGGGGCAGGAAAACCAGAATTACATCAGGAGGGCGTTCACCGGCAGCGACCGGGGCGGCCCCAGCAAGGTGGTGGCGGTGGTCATCGCCACGGGCACGGAGGACACCACCGCCCTGGAGGCGGGCCTCAAGAGCATTGAGGGGCTGACGCTGGACTACCTGGCCGGGCCGCCCGACGCGACGGCCGCCGAGCTGACGGCGCTGGAGAAGTGGGTGAAGGACCGGAGGGCGGCCTACTTCACCGAGAAGCTGGTGGAGCCCAACGCCGCCAAGGCCCCGGACGACATGGGGATTATCGACTTCGCCGAGACCGACGGGGCCATTGCGGAGGGGGAAACCACCTACACCGCCGGGGAGTACGCCAGCCGGATCGCGGGTGTGCTGGCGGGCATCCCCGCGGGCATGTCGGCCACCTACGCCCCCCTGACGGAGCTGACCGCCGTGACGCCCCGCTCCACACAGGAACAGGAGGCGGCCATCAAAGCGGGCAAGCTCATCCTGATCCACGACGGCGTCAAGGCCAAGATCGCCCGGGGCGTCAACTCCCTGACCACCATCCCCGCCACGGGGAAGGCGGACTGGAGCAAGATCAAGATCGTGGAGGGGATGGATCTCCTCACCTACTATCTGCGCACCACCATCCAGGACGAGTATGTGGGCCGGTACGCCAACACCTACGACAACAAGTGCGTCCTGGTGACCGCCATCCAGACCTTCCTGGCCGAGCTGGAGGGCCAGGGGGTGCTCTCCTCCGGGGAGAGCTGGGCGGAGCTCGACACGGAGGCCCAGGAGAAGTGGATGCGCTCCCAGGGCATTGAGACGGCGGATATGACCGCGCAGGAAATCAAGGAGTATCAGACCGGGAGCTGGGTCTTTGTCCGGGTGGGCGGCCGCTTCGTGGACGCCATGGAGGACTTCCAGCTCTCCGTGGACAACCTGTAAGGAGGGATAGACATGGCAAGAACCATTGACAGCGCCAGGCGGGTCATTTCGGGTACCTGGGGCGAGCTGTGGATCGACGGGGAGAAGGTGGCGGAGGTTTCCGCCTGCCAGGCCAAGGTGGCGCTGAACAAGGAGACCGTCAACCTGTGCGGCCGGTTCATGACCACCCACAAGGCCATGAACGCCAGCGGCACCGGGAGCCTGACGCTGCACAAGGTGGACTCCGGCTTCGCCCAGAGGATGGAGGGCATCAAGCGCGGCGTGGACCGGCGCTTCACGGTGATCTCCAAGCTGCGGGACCCGGACAGCTACGGCGCGGAGCGGGTGGCCTTCTATGATGTCAGCTTCGACGACCTGACCCTGGCCGACTGGCAGGCCGCCGCCGTGGGCTCGGTGACCGCCCCCTTCACCTTCAGCGACTATGAGTATCTGGACCAGATCGAGGTGCAGTGAGAAGCGCGGAGGGTAGGCGCACAGGGGAGCTAAGAGGACATGGAGACGAAAAAACAGGCGACGGGCGCAGCCCGGAGCGCCGCAGCGTTAAGCCAAAGCGCCAGCGGCGCTTTGGCAGCGGAGGCCGCAGCGGCTATGCCGCGAGGAGGGAACCCGGCTAGAACGGCGGGCGGCCACAAGGACCGCCCCTACGGCGGTGCGCCCGACCCGCAGCGTGACAGGAAGAAAGGAGAAGAAGTATGACGGATTTGTTGGCGCTTCTGCTTCGGCCGGAGCTGCCCAATGTGCAGAAGGAGCTGCCCACGGCGGAGTACCGCGTCAAGCGGCTGAGCGAGGCGCTGGGCACGGACGTGGTATTCAAGCTGAGGGCGCTGCCCTACGGAAAGGTAAAAAGCATCCGGGATTCGGTAGCGGGCGACCCGGGGCTGGATATCCTGCTGGCCGGCTGCGTGGAACCCGACCTGAAGGCGAAGGAGCTGAAGGAGAAGTACGGCGGGGCCACCCCGGCCGAGACGGTGAAGGCCATGCTGCTGCCCGGAGAGATCGAGGATCTCAGCCGGGCGGTGGAGCGGCTGTGCGGGTTCCGCCGCATCACCATTGATGAAGTAAAAAACGCCTGACGGAGGGCGGCGACACAGAGCTGGAGCTGGCGTACTACCTGTTCCACAAGCATCACTGGACACCGGAGATGTACTACGGCATGGGCCAGGGAGGCCGGGACCTGACTCTGGCGTTCGCCCTCCATGAGGTGGAAGAGGGGAGGGAACCCAGGTAGAACGGCGGGCGGCCACAAGGGCCGCCCCTACGGTCGTGCGCCCAACCCGCAGCGTGACAGTGAGAAGCGCGAAGTGTGACAGGAAGTGGGAACGCGGGCCGATGTGGGCAGAAGGTGAATTGCCCCAAGGGGGCAAGAGAGACCGCCCTGGGGCGTCGGCCCCTACGGCCGTGGAGCCAACCCGGAGTGTGACACGGAGAGGCGTGGACACAAACGAAAACGCCGCCCCCGGAAGGGGGCGGCGGAGGGGCTATACCTTGGGCGGGATGCTGGCCCACACGGCCCACGCGATACAGGCCAGGGCGAGGGGCAGAAAGACGGCCTGGTATCCAGGGCCAAGGAAAGGGGCAAGGGTGAAGGAGAATACGAGCATGCCTGCCGCAGCCAGCCAGACCAGCCACAGCAGGCCGCGGCTGGTCGCCCGGAACCGGTAGGAGAAGGTATTCATGCGGGCGTTGAGCGCCTCCAGCTCGGCGGTCTTTTCGTTCAACTGGCGCTCCAGCTCGGCGAGGAAAGCGCCCTCCGGCGCGCCTGCGTCGGCATCCCGCTGGGAGTAGGGGCCAATGGATACAACGGCATCCAAAAGGGTGTCAAGCTCTGCTGCAAGCTGCGCGCGGCGTTCCTCCGGCGTCATGGAAGCCCCCCTTTCTATTTGCAGTTCGATTATAGCATACCAGGCAGGAAAGTCAACAGGAGGTGAGGATATGGCGGAGGAAGTGGGCATCGTCATGACCCTGTACGACCGGGTAAGCCCAACGCTGAAAAGCATTGCCGGGAGCAGCAGGGCGTTTGACAAGAGCCTGGACGAGCTGGAGGCCAGCCTGAAGGCGTATGACAAGGCACAGACCGAGCTGGTCGGCCACTCCGCAAATCTGAAAAAGGCGATCGCCGAGACGGATGTAAAGGTCAGGGAGGCCCAGAAGAGCTACCGCAAGCTGAAGGACGAGACCAGCAAGGGCGCGCTGGACGACGCCATTGACGAGCAGGTCAGGCTGCGGCGGGAGCTCAGCGACACCGAGGCCGCCATCAAGGAGAACAGCGCCGCCTATCAAGACCTATACAAGCAGGCACGGAACGCGGCCTCCGCCATCAGCAAGGCCGACAACCGGGCGGGAGGCGAAAGGAGCGGCACAGGACTGGGCGGACTGACAAAGGGGCTGATGGCGGCCGGGGTCGGAAGCCTTTGGAGCGACGCGCTGGGGAAGGTGGGGGATGCTTTCCTGAGCAGCGCGATCGGGGAGCCGGAGGCGCGTATGGCCTCCTCGATCCTGTCCGGGGCGGTTTCCGGAGGCTCCATGGGTGCGGTATTGGGCGCGCCCGGAATTGCGGTGGGCGCTGTTGTGGGGGCCCTGGCAGGTGCGGTCTCAGGCGGCGCGGAGATCTTTGAATCAAAGGACCAGGCGTTCAAAAACTACGTGCAAGAGGCGGCGGAGGGGCAGCTCTCCGCCCAGAAGGAGGCCGTCACCTCCGGTTCCTCCATTGCGGGCGGGCGGGAACAAAAGCAGATGGCCTTTACCACCCTGCTGGGCTCGGAGGAGGAAGCGGCGGCCTTCCTGGCCGACGTGCAGGACATGGCCGCCATGACCAACTACACCTACGACGAGATCACGGGGTACGCCAAGAGCCTGGTCAAGCCCTTCGGGGCGGACAAGTCCCTGGACATCCTTACCACCCTGTCGGATGCGTCCGCCGCCCTCTCCCTCAACGAGAGCGACAACGCGGTGCTCATCGCGGGCCTGAGCCGCATGAAGCTGACGGACAAGACCACCCAGGAATACCTCAACTACTTCTCCGAGCGGGGCATCGACGTATACGAGGCCCTGAGCAAGTGGGGCGACGCCGCCGCGGTGGCGGAGAAGGTGACCCGCGGGGAGATCAGGGGCTCCGAGGCTGTGGAGGAGATCCTCGCCTACATGCAGGAGCAGTACGGCGGCCTGTCGGAGCAGATGGCGGGCACCTACGCGGGCATGGTGGACAACCTGGCCGACGCGGAGGCCAACGCAGAGGCGGCCTACGGCGAGGGCTACAACGAGAAGCGGAAAGAGGGCATCCAGGCCCAGATGGACTGGCTGAACAGCGGCGCCATGGACGAGGCCAACCGGGCCATCGGCGCATGGCAGGCCGAGCTGGAGAACGCGAAGGAGCAGTACCAGCGGGAGGCCATGGAGGCCATGATGGAAACCGACGAGTACCAGCAGGCCCAGGCCGAGGGAGACGCCGCCGAGATGGGGCGGCTGATCATGCAGGCCAAGGTGCAGGGCATGAACGAGTACAACGCATCAGAGGGGGCTCAACTGGCGCTGGAGTCGGAGCTGGCCCTGGCGGCCGCCATCCGGGACGATGCCAGATCCGATCAGGCGTACTGGGACGCCGGATACCGCAAGAGCCAGGAGTACAGCAAGGGTCTGGCGGCGGGAATGGCATCGGCACTGGTGGGAACCGGGTCGGAGACTACCACCGGACTGTCCGTGGAGGAGCGGCGGTACGGCAACTGGCGGCGGGGCGGCTACTACGACGAGGACGGCGTATGGCGTTCGCACGCCGCCGGGCTGGAGCGGGTGCCCTACGACGGGTACGCCGCCCTGCTCCATGAGGGGGAGCGGGTGCTCACTGCCCGGGAGGCCCGGCAGGCCGACCAGGGCGGCGGGGCGCAGGTGACCATCACCGGAAATACCTTCGAGGTGCGCCAGGAGAGCGACATCGACGCCATTGCGGAGGCGCTTTACCGGAGGCTCCGGCTGGCACAGATGGGAGGGGTGCGGTAGTGCTGCGGCTGATTACCTTCCTCGAGGAGGCCGCCGGTGTGGAACTGGTGCTGCCCGTCACCCCATCCAGCTATGAGTGGCCCCACGAGGCCGCCATTGAGACGGTGACGGTGGATCAACTGGGGGATCTCAACTTCTTCGGCGGGAAAAGGATGGGGAGCACCACCCTGCACGACTGCCTCCTGCCCGCCCAGGCGTATCCGTTTTTGTCGCCGGGGGCGGGCACCAACCCCTGGCTCTACCTGGAGCAGTTGGAGCGGTGGGTGGACAAGGGGACGGTGGTGCGGTGGCTGGTGAGCGGCACGCCGGTCAACGCCGCGGTGCTGCTGGAGGGGGTGACCTACCGGGAGCAGGACGGCACCAACGACCTGTACGCCGACATCACCCTGCGCCAGTACACCCGGCCGGAGACGCCGGTGCTGCCCGCAGAGCCGTCCGCCTCCGGCGCGGGGACGGCGGCCAGCCGGGACAGCGCCACCGGCACGGCCACGGCCAAGACGTACACGGTGGCCAGCGGCGACACCCTGTGGGGGATCAGCCGCAAATTTTACGGGGACGGCTCCCTGGCCTGGCGTCTGGCCGCGGCCAACGGCATCGCCAACGCCAACCTGATCCGCCCCGGACAGGTGCTCGCCATCCCGCCGCTGGACCAGCTGCCGGCGGCCGCCGCCAAGCCGGCGTCGGCGCAGGTTGCGGCCGCCACCGAGGTGCGGGAGGTGAAGGAGGAGAGCGGGACGGCGCGCTTTGTGCCCTGGGTGCCGGAGAACACGGTGAAGAGCTTGGCGGATCTGGAGCTGGACAAAATCGCGCCGGGAGGTGGCCTATGGCAGAGTACCAGGTGGTGATCGTCAGCCCCCAGGGGGAGACCTGGGACGTGACGGAGCGGGTGAGCACCCTCACCTGGTCGGGCAGCATCAAGCGGGTGTCCCGCTCCGTGGAGGCCGTCATGGCCACGCCCAACGACGGGAGCCTGCCGGAGCTGCCCTGCGAGCTGGGCAATGAGCTGCGGCTGTGGGCCGGGGCGCGCACCCGGTTCCGGGGGAATATCGTCACCCGGGAGAAGGCCACCGAGGGGGTGACGACCACCCTGACGGCCCTGGACCGGGGGCGCTTCCTGGCCAACAACGAGGGCTGGTACACCTTCCGGGGCGCGGCCCCCGAGGAGGCCGTACGGGCCCTCTGCGGAGACTTCGGGATTCCGGTGGCCGCCCTGGCGGCCACCGGGACGGCGGTGAGCCGGAAATACCCGGGGGTGGCTCTGGACAAGATTGTGGACGGGCTCTACACCCTGGCCGCCCGGCAGAACGGGCGGCGCTACCTCTCCCGCTTCAACGGCCTGGGGGAGCTGGAGGTGGTGGAAAAGCCGGAGGCCGCCGTGCTGGAGATCGCGCCAGGGCGGAACCTCCAGAGCCTGCGGGTGACGGAGGACATCTCCGAGCTGCGGAACACGGTGGAGATCTACAGCCAGACGGGCGCGCGGGTGCGCACCGTGTCCGACGCGGAGAGCGCCGCCCTGTATGGGCAGTTCCAGCACATCCTCACCCAGCGGGACGGCGAGGACGCCGGGGCGGAGGCCCAGGCGTACCTGGAGGACAACGGCCTCCAGCAGACCATGACCGTGGAGTGCCTGGGTGACCCGGAGCTGATCTCCGGCAGCGCGGTGCTGCTGCGGGCCAACACCACCGGCGTGACCGGGCTGTGCTGGATTGACAGCGACACCCACACCTGGAAAAACGGGCAGTATTTCTGCCGCCTGTCCCTCAACTTCCGCAGTCTCACCAATGAGGTGGAGGCGGGGCAGGGGATATGAAAAAGCCGCCCCGGCCGGGGCGGCTTGGATGAATCTGAGCGGATGCGCAGCTCAGCGGGAGAGCTTGTAGAGCATATACTGGTTGAGGCTGACGCCCTCGATCTCCGCCTCCTCCTTCAGGTGCTTGTGGAGGCTGCGGGGAATACGGAGCACCAGCTTCCCGCTGTACCCCTCCAGCTCTGCCTTGAAGGCGTCCAGGGAGACGGAGCTGCCGTCGTCCATGGCCTCGGCCTCGGCCAGGGCGGCGGCCTCCTCGGCCGTCAGCTCCTCCGGCTCCCGCGCGTTGATCTCGGCAAACCGCTGTTCCAGTTCGGCCGGAGATAGAGATTGATTCATAAGGAACCCTCCTTAATACTTGATATTGGTACGGGTATTGATCTCAATAACGGTGATGACAATTTCACCTTTGACCCATTCAAAGGTTATGCGGTAATGCAGGATCTTATAGCGGTATCGGTTCGCATATCCCTTGAGCGGGACGATATCGCCCTCCAGCCTGGACAGGCTGTCCAGCGCCCGATAGAGCTTTTTACGGGTCGGGGCGTCCACACTGGCCAGGTATTTCTGCGGCTGCTTTTTCAGTTTTAGCTCCATCTCTTTTCCCCCCTCATTCGTTTATATAGTATCATATATAATACTATTTGTCAAGAAGAAATCACGCAAGGAGGCATCCATGGACGACGTATATGCGGGGCTGACGGAGCTGCTCCGGCCGGCGGAGCGGGGGCAGGCCCCCGGCGGCTGGCTGTTTGGGCAGGTGCAGCAGGCCGGGCAGGAGACGCTGCGGGTGGTATGCGGAGGGCTCACTCTGGACCAGACGGAGCTCCACGTGCCGCCCGGGCTGGACTACGCCTGGACGGAGGATACCGGCGGCGGCCAGCTCCTGCGGGCGGGTGACCGGCTGCTGGTGCTGGTGACGGCGGACGGACAGGATTACTACATTCTGCAAAAGGCGGTGTTCTCATGAGGCAGCTCTTTCCCATTTTCCAGACGACTGCTCCAGAGGGGACGGCCCAGGCGCTGCCCCTCTACCGGGACGTGGCCATGGACTACGACAAGGGCGTGCCGCGGTTCTCCGGCGGGGAGCCGGTCCTGGCGTCCGGGCTGGAGGCCGTCAAGGGCTGGGCCTGGCGGGCGCTGCACACGGAGCGGTACCGCTGGAGCCCCTTTTCCTGGGACTACGGGTGCGAGCTGGAGAGCCTGGTGGGCCAGCCCTACCGGGCGGACACCCGGCTGAGCGAGGCGGTACGGTATGTGCGGGAGGCGCTGACCGTCTGCCCCTACATCACCGGGGCCGCGGCCGAGGTGGTGGATTTCGACGGCTCCACTCTGCGGATGCGGGTGAGCCTGACCACGGTATACGGGGAGGCGAGCATACATGTATGAGGACAAGACGCCGGAGGCCATCAAGGCGGAGATCCTGGCGGCCATCCGGCAGAGCCAGGGGCTGAGCGCCATGGCGGGCGGCTTCGCCGACGGCGTGGCCGGGCCGGTGGCCGAGCAGCTCAGTGAGGCGTACCGGGCCCTGGAGGGGGTGCCCTCCATGCTGTTTGTGGACGAGAGCTCCGGGGGCTACATCGACCTGGTGGGCGGGCAGTATTACAGCATCACCCGCCGGGAGGGGACAAGGGCCTACTGCGACATGACCTTCAACGGCGCGCCGGGGCTGGTGATCCCCAAGGGCACCGCGTTTTTGACGGCCGGAGGGCTGTCCTACGCCCTGCTGGCCGCGGTGGCGCTGGGGCCGGAGGGGACGGGCCGGGGCCGCCTGGAGGCCGCGGAGGCGGGCAGCGCCTACAACGTGGAGGCCGGGGCCATCGACCGGATGTACGTCAACCTGACGGGCCTGACAGACTATCAGAGCGAGGCGGCGGCCGGTGGCACGGACGCCGAGAGCGACGCCGCCCTGCTCTCCCGCATCCGGGAGCGGGTGCAGCGGCCCCCCACCAGCGGCAACGGCTACCAGTACCGGCAGTGGGCCCTGGAGGTGGCCGGGGTGGGCAGCGCCAAGGTGGTGGAGCTGCCCGGCGGGCCGGGGACGGTGGGCGTCACGCTGGTGGACAGCAACGGCCGGGCCCCCTCGGAGGAGATTGTGGAGGCCGTGGAGGCCCACATCGGGGAGGAGCGGCCCGTCGGCGCGGCGGTGACGGTGGCGGCGGCCACGGAGCGGGAGGTGACAGTGGCCGCCCAGGTCTCCCTCACCGGAGGAGCCGGGGCTGGAGCCGTCCAGGACGCCTTCCGGGCGGCACTGGCGGGCTATCTGCACACCCTCATTGAGGGCAAGTACGGCACGGTGTACTACAAGCCCGCCGACGACCAGCCCTACACGCTGCTCTATAACCGGGTGCTGGCCCTGCTGCTCAATGTGGAGGGGGTGGAGGACTTCGCCTCCCTCACCGTCAACGGCGGCACCGCCGACGTGACCATACAGGCCGGGGAGATCCCCGTGCTGGGGGAGGTGAGCGTGACATGAGCAATCTGGTGTTCCGCCTGCCGCGCTACTACCAGGACAGCCCGCAGGTGTCCGAGCTGGAGCGGGTGCTGGGGGAGCAGGCCGAGGCGCTGCGCGTGTCCGAGTCGGACACATTGGCCCAGCTCTGGATTGACACCGCCACCTGGGGGCTGGACCTGTGGGAGCAGTGGGCGGGGCTGCCCGTTGACCGCACCCGGCCCTACAGCTACCGGAGGAGCCGCATCAAGGCCAAGCTCCGGGGCCAGGGCGCCACCACGGCGGAGATGCTGCGCAGCGTGGTGGCCTCCTTCGGCTATGACGTTTCCCTGGTCTCCGTTGTGGAGCACCCGGAGGAGTATCAATTCGAGATTGTCCTGTCCGATCTGGCCTCCGTGCCGTCGGATGTGGGCGGGATTGAGGCCGCTGTCAACGAGATTAAGCCTGCGCACCTGGATTACTGGTTCACCTACGAGCTGGCCCAGCTCCTGGCCGCCCTGCGGGTGGGCGGCGGGCTCTGGAGCATTCAGGCGGTCACGCTGCCGCCCATGGAGGAGGAATAGCATGTACGGATTTATCATTACCACCGCCGGCGAGGGCCTGCTGGCCCGGGCGTCGGCGGGGGAGGGGCTGACGCTCACCGAGGTGTGGGTGGGCAAGGGCGCGGTGGAGAGCGCCGGGGCCGCCAAGGCCCTCACCGCCCTGCTCGATCCGGTGGCCAAGGCCACCAGCACCACGCCCGCGGTGGCCGGCGGGCAGATCTCCATGCTGGTGGAGTACCGCAACGACATGGGTGGCGGGCTGGAGGAGGGCTTCACGCTCTCCGAGTTCGGCGTCATGGCCAAGGTGGGCGACGACGCGCCCACCCTGCTCTACTACGCCGCCCTGGGCGACCGGGCCCAGCCGGTGCCGCCCATCGCCGAGGGCCTGGACGTACACCGCTTCCCTGTGGCCATCGGCGTCACCGGAGAGGTGGAGGTCTCGCTGGAGTATCCGGCGGGCGTCTGGGTAACCCACGAGGAGCTGGAGGAGGCGCTGGCGGGCATCGACCTGTCCGGATATATCAAGGCCACCGAGAAGGGCAAGCCGGGCGGTGTGGCCACGCTGGGAGAGGACGGCAAGGTGCCCGCCGGACAGCTTCCGGCGATGAACTATGACCCGGCGGGCAGCGCGGAGGCGGTGCAGAAGGCCCTGACCGCCCACACCGGGAACAAGGACAACCCCCACGCCGTCACGGCGGAGCAGGTGGGGGCTCTTGCAAGTTCCGGTGGAGTCATGTCCGGGGCAATTAGCATGAGTGGTCACAAGATAGCCAATCTGGCCGCTCCTACTGACCTAACAGACGCCGCCCACAAGAGCTATGTGGACGAGCATGTTGACCAGACTCTCAAACAGAAGCTTGGCTATAAACTGATAAAGGAATACACATCACCAGGGAGCTACACCCATATGTTCGACCGCAAATATACAGATGTTTTTGTGGTTGTGGTTGGTGCTGGAGGAGGCGGAAGTTCGAGTGGAGAGCGCGGTGGAGGTGGCGGCGGGGGTGGGGCCGTAGCGTGTTTCCATGTTTTGGATAGCAGTACAATTCAAAACAATAATATTGTTGTTGGAACTGGTGGAGCTGGTGCAGTCTCTTCTTTGGGACCGTCCGTCACTAATAATGGCTCCGCTGGTGGGAGCAGTAGCGCTTTTGGTATTACCGTACCTGGTGGCAGTGGTGGAATAGCCAATCTTGGTGGCATGGGTGGTGGCTACGCCCCCAATGAGATTGTTCCTGGTTGGCTCATGATAGGTGGTAGTGGTGGTAGCCATAATAACAATGGCGATGGCGATGGCAATGCCGGGCCTATTATTTCTATTGTTGGGTTTAAACCTTTCGGTGGCGGAGGTGGCGGAGGGGGCAATCCTAGTCTTAATGATCCGCCAACTCCCGGCGGAAATGGCGGTGACGGTGGAGCCGGTAATGGTGGCGCTGGAGCTACCGGCCAGAGCAATGCAATAATGGGTAAAAACGGTACCCGCGGTGGTGGCGGAGGAGGTGGTGGAGCGGGATGGACTTTTCGTTCCAGCGAGTATAAGCCCAGCGGCATAGGTGGCAAAGGCGGCGATGGATATGTGGCGATTTACGGTAGGGAGTGATTTTAATGAAAACAGTCTATTTAAATGAGGATAACACTGTCCGCGAAATCATCCCGGAGTATGCACTCCCGCCAGAGAAGTGGTATAGCGAGGCATTTGCACGACGCTGTGTAGAGGTACAGGACAATGTGGAGCAGGGGTGGCGCTACAATCCCGAAACAGGACAGGCCGCCCCGGACACAAGACCGTCGGGGCCGGAATCGCCCCCCGCAGAGGACATCACTCTGGACATGCTGTCCGAGCACGAGGCGCGGCTGTGTATGCTGGAACTCACCGCTGCCACATGAGAAAGGAGACGCCATGACAACCGTATACAACCTTTGCAAGCTGCTCATCCAGAAGAACCGAACCGACGGCCTCCAGGACAAGATGGATGTCTACCTGGCCGCCGACCGGCTCACCCCGGAGGAGTACCAGGAGCTGGCCGGGCTGCTGGCCCCGGAACAGTAATCAACAGCGGGATCGCTGGATAAAAGGATGTGAATCAAATGAGTAAGCTCATTACATATGTCCCGCTCTCGTCCGTGGAGCGGATTGAGCTGAGAGTCACCAACTGCCGCAAGACGCTCTCTCAGGTCAAGGCTGAAACAAAGGCCCATTACGTGCTCAATGGCGGCATGTGGAACCCAGACGGCTCGGCCTGCCCGCTGCTCAAGGTGGGCGGGGTGATGCGCTCCGGCACGCCCTGGAGGGCGATTGGCTACGCCTGGGACAAGGGCCCGGACATCCACATGACCTCCGAGTACGAGGGAGCGGCCAACTTTATCGCGGTGACCGCCCTCATCGTCTCCGGCAAGCCAGTGGATAAGCCCTCCTATGGCTCGGCCCAGGGAGGCAAGCGGGGGCGCAGCGCCATCGGTCTGCGTGGTGGCAGTCTGGCCCTCTACTGCTCTGGCGACGGAACAGGAGACGTGGCCACGCCAGAGGAGCTGCGGGACGAGCTGGCCGGGCTGGGCTGGGCCTCCGCCGTTATGCTGGACGGGGGCGACTCCAGCCAGTGCGACTTTGGCGGAGAGCGCATCACCGCCAGCCGCAAGGTGCACAACTGGATTTGCGTCTGGCTTAAACAGGGCGGCCAGGAGCCGCCGGACAAGGAGGAGAGTATGGGCAAGTACACCGTGACGCCCAGCATCGGCGTCAACATCCGCAGCGGCCCCGGCACCGGCTACGGCAAGGCGGGGGCGTACCCTTGCGGGGCCGTGGTGGACGTGCTGGAGGCCCGGGACGGCTGGGGCAGGACAGATAAGGGCTGGGTGTCCCTGGCCTATCTGGAGGCCGTGGAGGGCCCTCAGAGGGCCACAGACAACGGCATCGCCATCCAGGAGCATATCATCTCCGACGGGCGCAAAAACCGGCCGGGCAGGGACACCAACCCGGACACCTACATCACCATCCATGAGACCGGCAACGCGGCCAAGGGCGCCGACGCCGCGGCCCACGGGGCCTACCTGGACAGCGCCGCCGGGGAGGATGATCTGGTGAGCTGGCACTACACCGTGGACGACCACGCCATTGTCCAGCACCTGCCCGACTACGAGACCGCCTACCATGCCGGGGACGGCAAGAGCGGGCAGGGCAACACCACCAGCATCGGTATCGAGATCTGCGTCAACGCCGGAGGGGACTTTGAGGCGGCTAAGGCCAACGCGGCTGCCCTGGTGCGCCTGCTCATGGAGGAGCACGGCATCCCGCTGGACAATGTAGTCCAGCACAACCGCTGGAACGGCAAGGACTGTCCCAAGACCATCCGGGCCACCGCCGGGGCCTGGGAGGCGTTCCTGGCGCTCTGCCGGGGAGAGCCGGCGAATGTATCCAAGTTGGACACCGACGTGGACACGCTGACGGAGGCCGGCATCATCAACAGCCCGGACTACTGGCGGGCCGGGGACTACTCCGCCGCCAACGTCCAGGCGCTCATCGGCAAGATGGCCGACTATGTACGGGAGGATGAGTGACATGGAGCACATCAACGGGATTAAGGGCACCATCGCGGCTGTGCTCGGCTGCCTGACGGCCCTGTGGGGCTGGTTCGGCTGGCTGGTGGTGGCCTGGGTGGTCTGTATGCTGCTGGACTACGCCACCGGCACCGCGGCCGCCCTGCGGGTGGGGGAGTGGTCGTCCAAGGTGGCCAGGGACGGCCTGTGGCACAAGCTGGGGGCCGTGGTGGCCGTCCTGGTGGCTGCGATCCTGGACGGAGTAATTGGTTTGATCCTCGCCAACATTCCGGCACTGGAGCTGCCCTTCCAGTATGAGGTATTTGTGAGTGTCCTAGTGCTGGTCTGGTATATCATGACCGAGCTGGGGAGCATTGTGGAGAACATCGGTGCCCTAGGTGCCCCCGTGCCCGCCTGGCTCCGCAAGGCCATCGCCGCGCTGGAGTCCACCGTGGACGGCGCCGGGGACAAGCTGGGCGGCGGTGACCAGAGAGAAAGTAAATAG